AGGTGGACAACTCCAAGAATTGGTAAGAACCAAGATTCAAACTGGTAACATGTATCAGGTTATCTTTGGTTGGAGAGGTAAGATGATGATGGTGAAGTTGTTCTTCCCTGATGTATCTGTTCCCAGCAGACAGAAGGTTGCTGATGCATTGAATAAGATGTATCCTGGTTCACAGTTGAGATCCTATTCACACTCTATTGTTGATTATGATGACCCATATATCAATGTAGGTGAAGAGACTAATTTTAATGAGATTGAAGAGGACATGACTGGTATGTCCCAGAAGTCTGGTGATAAGAGAAGCACTGATAGTGGAGCTGGTATGACAGCTAAGGGTGTTGCTAAGTATAACAGGAGAACAGGTGGAAACCTAAAAACTGCTGTTACAACTCCTCCTTCTAAACTAAAACCTGGTTCAAAAGCCGCAGGACGTAGAAAGAGTTTCTGTGCAAGAAGCAGAAGCTGGACAGGCGAAAGAGGAAGAGCTGCACGTCGTCGTTGGAACTGTTAGTAATTTATGAGTAATGATGTTTATCTTGGTAATCCCCTTCTAAAAAAGGCGAATACACCAATTGAGTTCACACAAGAACAGATTGAGGAGTATATTAAGTGTAGAGAAGACCCTGTATACTTTGCTCAAAACTATGTGAAGATTGTGACCTTGGATCATGGTCTTCAACCGTTCAAAACTTATGACTTCCAAGAGAAGTTAATCAATAATTTTCACAATAACAGATTTAATATCTGTAAGATGCCTCGACAGACTGGTAAATCTACCACATGTGTGTCGTATCTACTTCACTATGCTATTTTTAATAGTAGTGTAAATATTGGTATTCTGGCTAACAAAGCCACAACTGCTAGGGAACTATTAGCGAGGTTAGCTACTGCATATGAGAACTTACCTAAGTGGATGCAACAAGGCATTCTGGTCTGGAATAAAGGAAACATCGAACTGGAAAACGGATCAAAAATACTCGCTGCATCAACTTCCGCTTCAGCTGTCCGAGGAATGTCTTTTAACATTCTTTTTCTGGACGAGTTCGCCTTTGTTCCTAATCACGTTGCTGACGCATTCTTTGCCTCTGTATATCCTACTATCACTTCAGGTAAATCAACGAAAGTAATTATTGTATCCACCCCTCACGGGATGAACCACTTTTACAGATTGTGGATGGATGCAGAGAAACAGAGAAACGAATATATTCCAACCGATGTCCACTGGTCAGAAGTTCCTGGTAGAGATATTGTATGGAAAGAACAAACTATTGCCAACACATCAGAACAACAATTTAAGATTGAGTTTGAGTGTGAGTTCCTTGGATCTGTTGACACACTGATTGCACCGAGTAAACTGAAGTCTCTGGTATTTGAGAAGTCTATTCAAAATAATGCTGGTTTAGATGTATATGTTAAACCCGAGGACAAACATGATTACGCGATTACTGTTGACGTTGCACGTGGGGTTGGTAATGACTACAGTGCTTTTGTTGTTGTTGACATAACTACGTTCCCTCATAAGGTTGTAGCTAAGTATAGAGACAATACTATCAAACCAATGTTGTTCCCAAGTGTCATCTATGAGGTGGCTAGGAACTATAATCAGGCTTTCATTCTATGTGAAGTGAATGATGTTGGTGATCAGGTTGCTTCTATTCTCCAATATGATTTGGAGTATCAGAACCTACTGATGTGTTCTATGAGAGGTAGAGCAGGTCAGATTGTAGGACAAGGTTTCTCTGGACAGAAGACACAATTGGGTGTTAAGATGTCTAAGACTGTAAAGAAGGTCGGATCACTGAACCTCAAGACAATGATTGAGGAAGATAAGTTACTCTTCTGTGACTATGATATAATCTCAGAACTTACAACCTTCATCTCTAAATCGAATTCTTTTGAAGCAGAAGAAGGATGTAATGATGACTTGGCTATGTGTCTTGTCATCTATGCTTGGTTAGTTGCTCAAGACTACTTTAAAGAACTTACAGACCAGGACATTCGTAAAAGACTGTATGACGAACAAAAAAATCAAATCGAACAGGACATGGCTCCATTTGGTTTTATCGATGATGGGTTGGATTCTTCTAGCTTTGTAGATAGTGAGGGTGATAGATGGTCTGTTGCTAAAAACGATGAGTATGGAACTACTGGTGGTGGTATGGATTATATGTGGAATTCTTGGTAATGAATATTGATGATCAACTATCACTAGGTCCACTATTTCTTACAGATAGGAAATGTAGAACTTGTGGTATAACGAAAAACTTGATTGATGGATTTTATAAGAAAGGAAAGGGGATAAATCCATCTTCATATTCTTATGAATGTAAATCTTGTTCTATAAAAAGAATTATAAAAAATAGAAGAAAGAGAAATACATCCACAGATTGGTCATATCCTGACTGGTAAATCTGTTCACCCATTGTTTCCCCATCTAAATAACCAGTTTTCATAAATATTTTCAGGTATAACTGAGAACTAAGGAGAAACAAATGGCTACTCCTCAATTATCTCCTGGTGTATTAATCAGGGAAGTTGATCAAACAGTAGGAAGGTCAGAGAACGTTCTCGACAACATCGGAGCAATTGCAGGACCTTTTGCTATCGGTCCTGTCGATGAAGCGATTACAATCGAGACCGAGCAACAGCTTATCAATACATATGGTAAGCCAATGTCTACTGACAGGCAGTATGAGTATTGGATGTCTGCGAGCTCTTTCCTGAGCTATGGTGGTATTCTGAAAGTAGTAAGAACCGGTGGTGGTTCTTTGAATAACGCCAATGCTGCTGTTGGATCAGCAAGTGCTACACTTAGAATTGACAACTATGATGATTATGAAGAAAATCATCTGAGTGATAATTCTTTCGTATACGCTTCTAAGAATCCCGGTTCATGGGCAGATAATCTTAAAGTATGTACGATTGATAACGCAGCTGACCAAGTAATTGGAATCAATACTACTAGTCCTCTAGCGGCTGGAGCTATTGTTGGATACGGTATAACAAGTGCACTTTCTAATGTTGTTATTCCTGGAGCAGGAACAACTACAACATTTAATGGTTACCTGAAAGGTATCATCACTGGTGTTTCTACCGACACAGTTAATGGAAACTCAACAATTGCTGTTAAGGTTGTATCTCAGGTTTCTTCAGCTGGTACAGAAACCAAACTGAACTATCAACAATCTAACGGAGCTCGTTCGTTTGAAGCAGCTGATGGTATTAAATTTGTAAACAACGTTGGTGTTAATACTGGTAATGCTTCTGTAACAACCGCCGCTTCAGCAGTTGATTGGTATGATCAACAAACACTTGGTCTAACTAACTCTACCGTTTTTTGGAAGTCTATAGCACCTAAACCTGTTGATAATAACTTCTCTTCTTCAAGAAGTGGAAAGAACGATGCTATTCACGTTGTAGTTGTTGATGATGATGGTTCAGTGACAGGAGTTCAAGGAAGTATTCTTGAAAAATTCCTAAGTCTTTCTAAAGCGAAAGACGCAACAGCTGATGGAGACAATCCTACTAGAACTTACTATAAGGATTTTGTTGCACTAAGCTCCAACTATATCTACGCTGGATATAACACCTCACAGGCAACTGATGGGTTCCACGGCACTTCACCTTTAGCTAACGGATTCTCAACAGGGTATACGGCAAACACAATTGGTGCAGGTCTTTGGGGACAAGATGCACAAGGAGTTAACTTCTCCTCTATTGGTAATAAGTCATACTCATTGAGTGGTGGTGTTGATTATCAAGCTGGTGGTGGTATGGCCGCTACACTTGGTGGGCTAAACACTTCTTACAATCTCTTTAGTAATAAAGATGAGGTTGCAGTTGATTACCTCATAATGGGTCCAGGTCTCGTCAATGAGTCAGACTCACAAGCCAAAGCAAACCTAATCATCTCACTAGCTGAGGGAAGAAAGGATTGTATGGCCGTTGTTTCTCCACATAGAGCCAACGTTGTTAGTGTTAACAACTCGGCAACACAAACTGATAACATACTGAGATACTACTCAGCGTTAAGTTCTTCTTCTTACGCTGTATTTGATACTGGTTATAAGTACACCTACGATAGATTCAATAACGAATTCCGTTATATTCCATGTAACCCAGATGTTGCTGGTTTGATGGTTAGAACTTCTATCGAAGCTTTCCCTTGGTTCTCACCAGCTGGATTGACTAGAGGTGTTCTGAATAACGCTATTAAGTTGGCTTATAATCCATCTAAAGGACAAAGAGATGTTCTTTATGGAGCTAGAATCAACTCTATCGTAAATCAGAGAGGATCTGGTATTCTCTTGTTTGGTGATAAGACGGCTTTGTCTTACTCTTCGGCCTTCGATAGAATTAACGTTAGAAGACTGTTCCTCACAGTTGAACAAGCTCTTGAGGGAGCGGCTAACGCACAACTCTTCCAACTCAACGATTCGATCACAAGGTCT